GATAACGAGGATCTATCTACTGGAAATAATACCTCAAGTATATTCATTAGGTTGTTGTTTATGCTTTTTCTAGATTTAACTCTAACTACGTTAGCTCCAGTATTAAAAGCGGAATTCCAACCTATATCAGAATCTTCAAAGATTATCGTTTGCAGTTTATCGTATTTAATATTACTTTCCTGCATGGCATGAAAATACATATCTGGTGCTGGTTTTGCCAGAAAACCATCACTGACCGACACTAAAACATTTACATACTTACTCACACCAATTCTATCTAACATTATTTCCGCTGTTTCGCGAATACAATTTGTGACAACAGCGATACTATTATCGTTATTACGAATTTCGGAAAATAATTTTACTAATCTTATGTCTGTCGGCAATTCTTTTAACGCTTCTATGGTATTTTTCTGTTTCTCTTCAAAAATTTTATCATTTAAACTTTTTTCCAAATTTTTTCTATCGTTAAGTATCCACAATTTCTCTCTAGTGGGTCTACCTTCATATAGATTTTTTTCCTCTTCTGATATGGTATATTCCATACCAGCGACATCTGCTATCGCTTTATTCAATGCATCAAAGTGAAGTTGTTTTGTATCTACTAGAGTTCCGTCCAAATCAAATGCAAATAGATGTTGTTTTATGGGCATTCTAATTCTAGTATCATTTAACGTATCGAAAGAATATCCTACATTAACCTTTTTATTACCAATTCTCTTAATTACAATTTCCTGTTCATTAGTAAAAACACCAGGCAAACATTTATAACCCTGTTCTATAGCAAACGCTTTTAGTCGAGTGTGATAAAACATACCTGGAATTGGAGTAAATTTTTCAGAGGTAATATCCGCTATAAAAGATTTGATAACACTGGGAGATGAGAAAAACCATAGATCGCCAATATCATCTCGCGAATTATTACCGTCAATAAAAATAATCTTTCTTTTTCCTATATTTTGTATTTTTGAATCTACAAAATCAACATTGTCACGAAACTTTAAATCTGGTCTAATAAGAAGAATGTAATCAAAATTAAAATATGGACATTCTTGTTCAGTTTCGTCTATCGTAATAAGAGTTTTTTTTAAACTTTGAAAAAGAGGTGGTAATAAGTAATCTTCATCTGTGGTATCATGATAAGATAACGGATAAAGTTTTACTTTACAAGGTATGCTTGGAAAATGTTTTTTAAAATTGTCCTGTATTTCCTTGTGCGAAATGGAAGTATAAAATCTATTCGCAGCCGAGGAATCTATAAATTTATACGAGTTTTCGGAATTATATTTTTCCCAAAGACTGAACGATACAAAAAATTCGTATTTATCGTTCAGCAGAAATTTGTGCGTTGGAATGCACTCATTTCCAGTTCTATATTCTCCAAAATATACTACAAGAACTCTAGGCTTCATTATATCTCTCAACTATTTTTGTTCAATATTTATAGGGATCGTATAGTCTACCCCAAAGCCAATTTGGAGGCAATATGAACGTTGTTGGATCCACTAAGTGTGTTTTACCTGACGGATCAACGCACCAAGCCCGTCTTCTTAGGCGGGCTTTAAATGCCATCTCATTTTTTGTTTTTTGAGAGTGTCTTCTAGCGTACATGGGATTCGCATCGAATCTTCTCGTACCTCTCATCTTACGGCGAATCTTAGCTATTGTTTCTTCTTTAAGTCCGCCCCAATTTGGATTTTTGTTGCCAGTCAACGCTAATGCAATTTTTCTTTTTGTCTCTTCTGAGTGAGGACCCCTAATGCGAATCTTAACTTTATCAATTACCGTCAGATTCTTACCCAGAACTTCAGACTTTGTTCTAATGATATCTACATTTGAATTTTGAAGAATGAGTTCTCTTGGTTTAGGAACTCTTTGAGGATCGTCTACAATCCAAAGCTCATCGTTGTGTTGAAACAGAAAGAATTTCATTCATTGTGCCTCTTTCTAACAACACCAATTCGTGTTCTCTGTCGATAAATTTGTACTCAAAATTTACAGGATCAAAACATTTAAATGCGTCAAATACATCTTTAGGATTCAATTTTGAGCATGTATAAACGTCAAGTTGCATTAATGCTGGATGTACTTCATCCCAAATATGAAGAGCAATATGCGATGTCTCAATAATAGTTACAGCCGTAAGTCCTTTATTTCCAACCATATCAGAATATATGGCATAAGGACCCATCAATATTTTCATATTTATTTTTTCTACCAGATTTCTCATCCATACGACAATTTCTTCCGCACAGATTGGTGGCGCCTGAAGCTGGGCGCGAATTATAAGATGCTTGTGTTCCAGTACCATCTATCATAAACATCCTAGTAGATTATGAGTACTTATTTATATGGATTCCACCAAATAGAATCTATCTTCTCTTGACCCCAAACATTAACGGCATAATCGTAATTATCTTTCATTTTAGGATACATGGAAAAAACTTTCTTTTTTTCCTCAAGTGACAATTGATTGGGTGAAGGAAAACTGAATATCTTTTGAGTAAAATTCATCGGCTTATATTCTATACCCAACCAATTTTGCAAACTACGGTTTTCTTCTTCGTTGAACATTTCTTCAAAGAATTGAATGTAAACTTCGCCAAATACCGTAAGATAATTAGTAATTGTTTTTTCCCAAGTTGGCCAAAATTCCATACTCAATCCTGAGTTAAACGCAGATATTCCGTGCTTCATAATAAGTTCTGCATTTAGGTGTTCTTGATTGTGGATAGCTGTTTCATTAATTACGGTATATACCCACTCGTCTATTTGTTGCTTCGAGCGTAATCCCATAGGCATGGATTTTTGAAATTGCGTAAGGGAAACAACTTGATTTATGGGATCCCGTAAAGTTAAAACTGGTTTGCCTATTAGTCCAAGTTCTGATAACTTTTTCGAGTATTCCAATAACTGATCTAAAGTTGCATATCCATTAGAGGGAGTGATGTCTCCTAATAAAGCTATAGCATTGTCGTTGACAGAATCAGCATAATTTTGCCAATAGGTTTCTCTCGTTTCCCTATCGCCCAAAAATCCTTGGAAATAAAAACTTTCCTTGTTCTTTGCTAGTTTACAGTCTCCACGAAAGTTTAATTCTCTATGAAGCCAGGTACTACCAGCGCGTGGCATACCCATATAGATTAAGAAGGGCTTCAATTATTGCTCCAATTTTTTTTTCTTAGACTTGGTCTTCTTAATTTCTGGCGCTTTCCATCCAGTTAAAAACTTTTCAAGAATTGCAAGTCTTGGGTATTTCTCAAGTAACTTTTGATCTTTAATTAAATCTAAAAGTTTAGTCTCATCTTCTTGGACGCCTTGGCAAATTTGCATCCAAATTTCCTCTCTTCGCCATTGTTGTAGATTAGCTGCACTACCATTCGGCAACAAAGTCAAGATGCGCCTAAATTCTTGAATAATAGTTGTGTCGCCCATATCTGCCGGAAGACCTTCCTTCTTGATTGGAGTTTCTCCCTCAGGAAGATTATATGGACCCTGCTCATATCCAACACCCCATGCAAGAAAACGCATAAAGATACCTGGACCTATGCTCACTGAGCAATGTGTAATGCGATTTGTAAGTTCACCCTCATCAGTAGCTTCTAAACACCACTTGAGAGCCAAATCTAGTTGCTTAAATTTTGGATATGATGTATTCATTAAAATTCGTCCACCAATTCGATCATCTGTTTCATTTTGTTAGCAATAAAGTAATCAAGAAGACTACTAATCGCAACAGCCCGTTGAGACTTTTGCTTCTCGTAGTTATTTATGATGTTGATTTTGATCTCTTCTGGAATTCTAGACAAGTCAACCAATTCACGATTGCGCTGATAATTACGCCACAGATCATCACTGGTAATGAACTGTTCTGGAGACATATATTTCCATTCTTCAACAAGATTGTTTCGAATAGGACGCTGACGACCACCGGTAACAAAAACATCATCAGAAGAAAAGATATTAGGAACGCCATCACCCTTATCGCCGCGAATGATATGTTCCATCAATACGGCTTCTGGTGATTCAGTAATCTTTACCCACTTCTTTTGTATGGGTGCATACTGCTTAACATTCGACCACTTCTGCAATTGTTGAAAATCATGGTCTCCAGAGAGTACTAAGAAGGGTTCTGCGCTAGGCAGAAGTCCAGTTGTATCTGAAGTCTGTGAGTACTCAGCTAGTGTCGCAATTACGTCATCGGCCTCAGCACCATCGACATCTATTACTGGATACGGGAAATGTTCCGAAAGTTCAGCACGAACCTGATGAAGGGCCTCAAAGATTGAAGTCCAATCGAATCCACTATCCTGTCGAGACTTCTTACGATTCGCTTTGTAATTTGGGAAATACTGTCGGCGCCAATAGTGGCGATTATCACAAGCAATGACAATATTACCGAATTCTTCACCAAACTTACGTTTGTAAGAACGAATCGAATTGATAATCATGTGACGAATCAGAGGCAGATTGACTTCTACATCCGATCTACCACCCAATTCTGCCATCATGTTGCTGATCGCAACTTGGTTAAAATCAATCACTATCATTTGAGGGTTTCCTATTATTCATAATATTGAGTTCGTGTATCGCTTCTCTAATGTCAGTCAACAACTTCGATTCTGGAGAATCCACTTTTGCTTGACGCATGTATGCTCCAACAAGGAGAACAGCGATAACTGCCATGTCGGAATGAACTTCTTTATCATCCACAGTCTTCAATTTTTGAAGTGCGCGTAGAATACCGTGAATACAAGCACCGGCAAATTTTTCCGCGTCTTGGTATTCCATGTACTCTGCTGCGCCTTCGAAAAAATAATTCAAATTATTTTTATCGACAGACTTTCTAAAATTATTTAGATATCGAATCTTATCATCATCAAACATTAGAATACCTTTAGAATAAGAGTAGTGGCAGTCAGACGAGGACGGACAGTACCCTTAGATTTGATATCTTTATACCAGGTAGTTATATCGCCCTTGCGCTTCTTATTTGCAAATTCTGGAACTTGCTGCTCGGGTTTACGCATAGTCTTACTTGAAGACTTAGTTTCACTAAACCCAATCAACGATGCGCCCTTAACGGTGATGCCACCTGGATACTCTGCAACGTAATTGGACAGCTTTCTAGTCTTCGTATCATAGACATAAACCTCTGTACAATTTATAAGAGTTGTTGGATCTTCGCTGCTAATATTCAGAGTTGTATCTTTTACCAAATACTTCAGACCACGAACAATCTTTCGCTTGTCGGTAGGCTTCTTCTTACGAATCTTACCAACACTCTTTTTGATTTGTAGCTTAGTTAAATCTTCGATATAGCCGTCTAGAAGTTTAATGATTTCCTTAACTGTCTTATTATCTAGATGTCTATAGCCCTCTACCAACTGCGCTTCCCAATCGGTCAGATTCTTCTTCTTCCTGTTTTCTTGAAGTTCGACATATTCAGCACGAATTTCCTGAACCTTCTTGCAGCAGGCACTATGGTGATTATTCAGTACTCGAAATTCCAACAATAGAGTTTCTATCGGGATCGTTTTCTCATCCGCAATAAGCGCCTCAATCTGATCACAGACAACGGCCTTGATATAGTCAATAGCCAGAGGAATTGTGGGCTGCACCTTAATCACGGCAGGCTTGATAGTATCATCTTCTTCTGCCTTGCGAGTAGACTCTTCCTGAACGCGAAGCCAGATTTTTTCTTTGTGATGATCTGAAAGCGGAAATCCACGCATAGCCATTCGGGCACAGTGCGCATATGTTCCTGGAAGATACTTGTCTGGAATCTTCTGTAGTGTAGAGAGTTGGTCTTTGGTTCCATTAGTCTTGAACCAATCGATAAGAAATTGACGATCATCTTTCTTATCGGCAACATAGCTATACCAATTCAAACCCTTACCGAGTTCGTATTCGTATTTCTCAGGCAAAACAGGATCTGTCCATGATGGCTCCGATCCGATAAATTTTAGCTCTGCGACAGGCGGCTTTAGGTTATACATGTAAACTCCTATTCACTTTATAATACTATTATAGCAAATAGCCTGGGGCCTGTCAAGAGAAAATTATTAGAAAAATCTCTTGACAGACCCCATATTTTGTGCTAGCCTTTACAGCGGGATTATAGATTTAACTGAGTCCAATCGAAAACTCCTCCAAGCAGACTTATCTAGATCCCAGACCGCCAAAGTGTTTGCGTTTTTTGAGGTAGGTTCCGAATCACCCTGCTGTTCTGGAAGGGCAAGAGGTCTAAGAGTACACTTCATAATACGTTCGGTACCATCCACCTTAGTGAAGGTAATACTATAATCAGCTTCACGCAACTTAGTTGCGAGATCATCACGTTCAATCAACATATTCACATTCTCCTAATATTATCTTTGTCGATGATTACAGTATTTGCCGCCGCTTCTCTTTCCAGATCACGCTTTCTTTTTGGATCTGGAGCAGGTACACCGTGGGTACTACCTTGATCATCCGTTATTTCAACTCTATTCTTTTCCATGGGAAACCAGTCCATTTCAGTAGCTACCTGATTTTCAGGTGGTGCCGTTGTTGGCAGCGACACATCAAGTGAACTTTCTTCCACAGGAGTTTCTTCTATCTCTGAAACTTCTTCTATAGTAGCAGGCTTGGAACCCAATGTCAACTGTTTTATTGAAATATTTGCTGCAACTACAAGTAGAATGGCTAGGGGATCCAATACGCAGATGAGAATCAGAATCATCAGACGTACTGCCTTATCTACTGTACTCTTATCACCGTTTCCATAGAACAGTTCGGCAACGTACTTTATCGGACCAATCTCTGCCTCTATGCTTAATTGGCTTGTCTGTAGATTGGTCTTTTCGTCTTGAAGTTTATCTAGATTTGCCTGACTGTTGGTAATAAGGGCATTTAAATCTTTCCTCTCTTTAGCTTGTGCCTGTCTAGCAGACAGACCTCTAGAAACAGAACCCATCTCAATATATTTTGATAGTGCATCATCTAACTGAGTAATTTGTCTTTGGGCACCAGAAAGAGTACGCTGTTCTTGTGCAATCTTTTCTTCGACTCTGACTATTTGTAAAGAGTTATCGCCCGTGGTAATCGAATGTTCTAGATGGGCTTTGGACAAATACCCAAATACACCCATACTGGTAATAAACGACAATACCATGACAGCAGAAACAAAATATGTTTTCAGCAACCTATTAGATTCTTGCCAGTTTCTATACACCCAAGAAGCAGTAACCAGCTTAGATAGTTCTAAAACACCCCCCATCGCAGCAACAGCAGTAGTTGATGCTGGAAAAATTGCCATTAAGCCCAAAATAGAAAAATAACCAGCAACGCCGGTTATTGACAATGCGGCCAATATTAATAGTGCTATGAAAAACATCCTGGTTTCCAGTCTGGTAAAATTAAATCTGATATGTGGTCTAGTCTCAATCTAACGTTCCACATTTTATTGAGACAATGAGGATCTAAACGATTTTCCCACTGCAACATATGCTCTACTGCTTTTGCGTGGGCTTTACTATCGTATACCGCGATAGTTTCTTTCCTCATGCTACCAGAATAATCTGTCACATAAGACGTACTACCATAATATTT